TGCTCTGGGCCTCCTTGACTCAACGCCGACGAGACACCCTCCGCGCCGAACACGAAACCGAGCTCGGCGGGGTCAATCTGATAGATCGCGCACGCGACTTTCGTCAAGTACCCCATCCACGTTGAATAGCCCATCTCCTCCGCGCTTTGACCCAAGTTCACCGAGCTTACTTCCTCGTTAGCTTCGGGGTCGAGCTGAAGGATCGGGGTGCGCTTCGCTTGATGCGCGCCCGAGAGCATCGCATAGAAGTCCCTACGGAACGCGCGGAACACTTGGGGGCTCATTTTGCTCTTGATGCTTAGGATTGAGTTAACGTGGATTCCGTTTGTGAAGTTCGCCGCGTTGTAAGTTTCGGCGTTTACTAAGTAAGTGACCACGCGCACGAGCTCCTCGAGTTCGGGGTGACCGTACCCTCGAGAATAAACCCACGTTCGAGGCCGGCGAATCCCGAAGGCGAGCGAATCCGCATCCCACTCCGCGACCTTCTTCCCGTTGATCACTTGCACAAAAGCCGCATCCTCCCAGTCTCTGCGGCCTTCCTTGCGCTCTTCATCGGTCACCGCAGAGCGGCGGATCGTCGAAGCATCGACGGGGATGAATCCCGAGACCTCTCCCCCTCGGTTCTTGATAATCTCGAAGGCGCATTGATCGAAGGTGAGGGAGTCTCTGAGGATCATCCGAATGAAGGACTCGAAGGAATCAGCGCCTCCGAACTTGTACCCCTCGCCGCACGTCTCGAGCCACCTCGTGAGCTCGTTGATCTTTTCGCGGAGCTCGTCGGTCATCTCCGCATCGTTGTCGCGCGCGCTGATCACGAACCCCGCCGAATACTTGTCTTTCTGAGGAGTGCAGAACTCCGCGACTTGGTTAACGCGCGTCTGAATGATCGCAGAGACCACGGGGACGCGGCTCATCTGGCGGAGAATCTCATAATCAAGACCTACGGTCCCCTCATGCTCTGTGGATCGATAAGAGTCACCGTAAGCCGCAGTGCTGTCCCACGGGTTCACGTCGTGCGCGATCGGCTCCGAAGCGCCGACGTTATCCGAGTTCAGAGCTTTCGTGATCAGAGCCTCGGAGATCTCGGAGATCTCGCGCATCTGCTCCAGAAACGAAGGGCGCGGATTCATCGCTCTCATGCGTAATCCTCCTCGATGAAGCGGTAAGCGAACATGATGAACGTCTCGCCCTTCTTCTCATGCCCCTTGAAAGGGCGTCGACGCGTCACGACGCCCTCACCCCACGAGGAATCTCCGAGTCTCCCGTGCGCGTTTCCTTCGATCGTGTGAACGTGGGTCTCTGTCACCTCAAGCGCTCGCGTGATGTGCTGCCCCCACCGCTTCGAGCTCTTCGATCCTACGATCACGATGTCACCGCGCTGGATCTCATCAAGAGGGATATCGCGCTCCGTGCCTCGACAAAACTCGTAAAGTCGATACGTCGAGGGAAGAACGCGCTTACGAATCCCCGCGTCGAGTTCAATATCGCACCACGCGGCGAAAGCACCACACCACGAGAAGCCACCGAGCTTGAGATTCCAAGAATTCAAGTAAGGGTCGTCTTTCCGCCATCCGAGACCCTCGCGGATGTAGCGGATGATCTCGGCTCCTGTGTGTCCGTTAGGCTCTGCGGTCGCTTCGTGAAACTCACCTCGTCGATCTTTGCGAAGTAGTTCCCCGTCCGCGTTCACATAGAGGCCGCGCGGTGGCTCGACGACGTTCAACCTGTGCGCCTCATGCGCTCTTTCGATCGCGCGTTCTATTCGTTCTGTGTTCATTGAGCTCTCCTTTTTCGAGTATAATAACACAATGCAGCCCCTCATTTAGCGGAGGAAAACGACGTGGAGATGAAACAAAGAAACCTCACCATCGTCTTGATTGACCTCGTAGGATCGACGGCGTTCGTTCAGCGCGTCGGCGCGATGAGGGCTGCGGAATGGCTACAGTATCACGACCGCTTAGCGAGGTCTCTTTTGTATCGCTTCCAAGGTCGCGAGATCGATCGGTCAGACGGGTTTTTGTTGTCCTTCGATCGTCCGATCGACGCGCTCAACTGGGCCTTATACTATCAAGCCGAGATCCCACTGAGGACGAGACTCGGCGCGCGGATCGGGATTCACTGGGGCACAGTTGTCGAGGTGCAACAAAACGAGCTTGATGTCGCCGTCGGCGCGAAGCGCGTCGAGCTCGAGGGGATCGCGAAGAACATCGCCGCGAGGACGATGAGCGTCTGTAACGCGGGTCAAGTACTCCTCACACAAGCGGCGCTCGATCGCATCAAGGGCAAGCAGAACCCCACAACCCCCAAAGGAACGCGGTTCGCGTGTGTCGGGTTGTACCGTTTTAAAGGCGTCTCCGAGCCCGTCGCGCTCTACGCCGTAGGCTCAAAGATCGAGGTTCTCCAACCCCCACAAGGAAACGCGAAAGCGAAGCGCATCGGCGGCCCAAAACGGGTTAAGAGTCACGCGAAACATCGACGCTTCCTTGAGTGGTGTCAATGGTTCGTGATTCGCGGGGTCATCGTCTCCGTGATCTACCTCTTCGTGTTACTGTATCCTTTTCTCTCGAACCGAGACGCGCGCGAACTATGGGGCCTTGAGTCGCTCGCGTGGTTCGACTTCATCGTGATCGCCGTTGAAGCGATCAAGGAGGCTTTCTCATGGTTGATCAATCCGACTTAGACGCGAGTAAAGCAAAGCGGGGTTGGTGGTTCGCGGTCGTCTTCCTTCTCGTCGTTGTCGGGCTCGTTGTCTTCCTCGCTCATGTGCAAATCGTAGAGCAGAATCGAGACGTGTTGATCGGGATTCTCGGAGTAATCACGGGCTCGATCTCGAGTATGATGGCAATCGCGAGCGGTCGCGATCCCTCGGAAGTCGAAGACCTCCGCGAGAAGCTCGCGAAAGCGAACGCAGACCGCGAAGCCCTGATCGCACGACTCCGAGACGCTCAAATCCAGTTACAGCTCCACCGCGACCAACTCGCGGACCTGCAATTCTCGATTATCGAGAGGCTCAGTATACTCGCACACGACGTGCAGCGACGCGACCCCGAGCTCACCGAGCTTAAAGACACCGTCGCTCAATGGTTGCCCTCATCAGAGGAGCCCTGAAGGTGCGCAATCTCCGCACGTAGATAGAAAGCCGCTTTCTCAAGATCCTCGAGCGTCGTCTCTTCGGACTTCAAACCCGCTCTACATACGTATTTAACGACGTTTCCTAGATTGAAGTTGAGCTCCCATTCTCGGATTACGTCGATCGCCTCATGCTTCCCGTCTCCTCGATAGTGGTTCGGGTGTTCTACGTTCTGTTTCATGGATTTCCTTGTCATCAAAGGTTAGTGTTTACAGGCACTTAGAGCCGGGGGTCTACATTTCTGTGTAAAAAAGTGTTGACGTGTGAGCAGTATGTGATACAGTTGTATCTGGTTGACGGGTTGGCAAGGGGGCCAACGACACACACACACACAAGGAACATTGAACCATGATTATCATCCCACTCGCAATCTTTCTAAGCCCCGTGATCCTCTGGGGCCTCGCTCACCTACTTAATGTGCTCGGTTGTCTCCTCGTCTCCGAGTAACACACACACACAAGGAATTGACATGTCTTACAATGACCTCTACCCGACGGAGTACGACATCACTCCGCTCACCGATGAAGACCTCCGAGCTCACGCGGACCCGACCCCGAGCTCACGCGGACCCGTTACCGAGATCGAAGGACAAGCGCTCGACGCGCTCGAGGTCCTCGAGATCGTATCCGCGCCCCTAAGCCCCTTTGCGCTCGCACGGCTCGCCATCCGCGCGCTCTCTGCGCTCGCAAGGAGAGCACGATGAAGACGAAGCTCAACGTGAGACTCGAGACCGAAGAGACTCGAGACATCGAGACCGCCGTCTCTCTGCTCCTCGACTCGTGGAGCTTCAAAGTGCATAACCTCAACCGAAGCGCAGCGCTCCGCGCGCTCCTCTACTTCGGGATCGACGCAGTCGCGAAAGGCGATGCGCTGAGCTTCAAAGAGCTCAGCAAAGAGGGACAAAGAGTCCGCGCGCCGGATTGGTTGATCAGCCTCGTCGACGCACTCGCGCAGAAAGAGGGACGCGGACGCACCGCGCTCGCCGCTTCCCTGATTTCCCTCGGCGCTCAAAAGGTGCTAGAGTCTCATGTAACCCGATGACTCTCCCCCTCGGTACGAGGTGAGCCGAGGGGGGAGCGCTAACGCTGACGCGGACGACGACGCTTCTTCTTCTTCCTCGCACGATACTCCCGAGCGTATTCGCGGCTCCTCTTGAGACGCGCTTCGCGCTCTTCCTCCGTCTCCCTGTCCATCTTCGCGCGCCAACGCTCACGCTGTTTCGAGAGACGCGCTTCGCGCTCTTCGGGCGTCTCACGGCGGCGCTGATCCCCACGCGCTAAGCGACGACGTACACGGAGCACCGCGCGCTCTTCACGCGTCAGCTTCTCAAGATACCGTCGCCGCGCTTCACTCTGTCGACGTGACCGCTCTCGACGCTCTTCGTCCGTAGAGTTCTCACGTCGTCTCTTCTGGTACTCACGGTTATACGCGAGGCGTCGCTCTCGCTCTTCCTCGGTCTCCGCTGCCTTCATCAGGCGCATATACTCCCGATGATCCGCGAGGCGTTGCTCTCGCTCTTCGGGCGTCTCGTTGGCGCGTCTTCGTCGCTGATACTCGCGATAATACGCGAGCCGATACTCAGGAGTCCTTGTCATCGATGAGCCTCCGATATCGCTCGCGATTGTAAACGCGCATCCTCGCGAGGCGCTTCTCTCGCTTCTCGGGGGCCTCGTTCGCGCGCCACGTCCGCAAGTACTTGCGCCTTTTCTTGAGTCGCTTCTCCCGCTCCTCGGGTGTCTCGGTAGTTTTGAGCTTGTGCCATCTCCTACGATTGTGCTCGCACTTCTTTACCCGCAGCGCTTCTCGCTCTTCGGGTGTCTTGCTCGCGTAGACTTCCCGCCTTTTCGCGCGCCGCCGCTCTTGTTGCTCTGGGGTCTCCGCCTCGCGGAGCTCCCTTCGCCGCTTGCGATTATACGCGCGCTGATACGCGAGCCGCGTTTCCCTCTCCTCCTCTGTCTCGTTGGCGCGTCTTCGTCGCATATACTCGCGGCGCGCTTCGCGGCCCTTTGATAACCGCGCTTCTCGCTCTTCGGGGGTTTCGTTGGCTCGCAAAAGTCGTTGATACGCGTTCTCCTCTTTGAGACGCGCCGCACGTTGTTCGGGGGTTTCCTCTTTCCTTTTGCGCCGATGATACTCACGTTGATAAGCGCGCCGCCGCTCGCGTCGATCATCCTTGTGCATCGTCGAACTCCTTCAAGAAGCGCGTGCGCGTCTTCGTCACGGGGTTCGCGCGCTGCGCGTCAAGGATCCGCGCAACCTCCAAGTAGAGCGCGAACGCGCGCTCTCTGAGCTCCTCGCACGCGCAGCCCTCCACGAGTTGAGCGTAGAGCGCGCGCTTAAGTTCTGCTGTCTGTTGGGACATCGTGCCCCCTTTCTGTGTTAATGTGTGTCTGTCTAAATACAAAGTGAGGCGATCCCATGATCCGCAGACGATTGAACGCCCAACCCCCCCGACGTGTCGCACCCCCCACGGACCCCGAACTCGAGGACATCATCGATCGACTCCTCAACCCCCCCGAGGACGGCGAGGAGGAGGACGACGATGATGACACGCTCGACGCGATCAGCGCGAGACACGAGCTCCCCGAGCCCTCTCGGTTCAATGAGAAGATCATACGCGATTAACGGTCTACCAAGTCATTAGCGACCCAGAGCGTGACCACGGAGACCACGAGCACGAAGAGCCAAAAGTTATCAATCATCCTCGTAACCTCCGCGCTCTACGATCCGCGCGGCGGCGTCTGCTCAGATACGCGCGGACCCCTTCGCGTGACCAATGACCCCCCCGAGGAGGAGCGAGGTGCGCGTCTCCTCGATCAATGCGCTCATTGAGTCCGCGCGCGATCGCCTCCCATGTCACCCGCTCCGCTCTCTGCGCTTCAATTAGGGTGACGATCTCCTCATCACCTTGATCCACGGAGGCACTCTTCACGTTTCTTAAGTTGACGGCGGTCCAGCGCGACGAGCGGGAGGGCGCGAAGCGGTCATCACCCGCGTCAATACGCGCGTTGAGGTTGCGCGCGATCTCCTCCCACTTCGCACCCTCCGCGCGTTTTTGTACAACGACCCGCTGCACAGGGTCACCGAACTCGATCGCTCTCAACCTCCCCGAGAGCGCAGAGAGCGCGGCGGCGTTGAGCGCCGAAGGGTTTTGCGCGATGCGATCCAACGCGGCGCAGATGCGCGGGACGAGCTCCGCGAACGTCGCGACATCATCCCACGCGTCAGCGCGAAACATAAGATCGGGCTCTGGGACGGGAGACGCTGAGGGCACGGAGGGCTCGGGCTCTGGGACGGGAGACGCAGAGGGCTCGAGCTCCGCTTTTCTCTGCTGCCCCCGTAACTCGCTCAAGGAGAGCGCGTAGTAATTCGGGATCTTCGAGGGCTCGGGCGCGTGGTGCATCCCCGCCTCCCTCGCGCCGAGTTGCGCTAAGCCGATCGGCGGGGTCATGTCTTCGGGTTCCATGTTTCCTCTTTCTTTTGTGTGTTGTGCGTTGTACGTTGTACTGTCCAACTTGTACACCAACGACACACAGAAAGAAAGAGCATGCACCCCAAATTCACCCGACAACGCGAGATCAATGAACACCTCTCGCTCGCAAAACTCAAAGAGACCGCGAAGCGGGAGAGAGACGAGCGACTCGACGCCGCGCTCGAAGCCGCTCGACTCGAGTTCATGCTCGAGATCGAGGACCAATGGAGCGAGCTCCGAAAGGAGCTCGAAGGCGAACACGGGACCCCGTTCATCTATGTACGCGTACACGACGACACATGGATCTCAATTCCCCCGCTCTACGCCGAGGTCGAAGGCGAGGAGAGCGGATACGCGCTCGTTCCGTATCTCCCCTCCGCGTCGATGATCTCCGAGCGCGTCGCGATGGAGGTCGATCGCGAAGCGTTC